CCGCACGGTTGCCGAAAGAATCGGTAAAGTACCTAAAAACAAGAAAGCCAAAGTAACAAACTAGGAGGAATGTTGTTAAAAACATATGATAGCGACATTTTTAACAACTGGGTGAAAACAGATTGGATCGACGGTGCAGGAGGTATTACAGAGATAACAAGCATCGACATCACAGCCAATGACGGAAAGTTGACAATGGATGCATTGAACTTGCAACAGAAAGTCTACAACATGCTGAACAGAATTGCAGTAGCAGGAGGTACGTACAGAGATTGGTTAGAGACAGTATATACAGCAGGTAAATACCTTGACAGACCAGAGACACCTGTATTTATCGGAGGTATGACACAATATATCGAATTCGACGAAGTAATATCAAAAAGTGCAACAGAAACAGCATACGGTAGCCAACCGCTTGGAGATATTGCAGCAATCGGAAGAGGAGGAAAGCCGCTCAATAACGGACACATACATTATCAATGCGAAGAGCCGGGATATATCATGGGATTGATGGCCATCACACCGATGATTGATTATTCACAAGGTAACGACTTTGACTTGAATCTACAAACAATCGACGATTTGCATAAACCTGCACTTGACGGAATCGGATACCAAGACCTGATCCAGGAGCAAATGGTCGGAGAAACATCCGTATATGAAGGAGGCTCCCGCATCGATAAACTAAAACATTTAGCCGCTAACAAAACAGTAGCCTGGATTGATTATATGACCAACTACAACCGTACATACGGAGATTTTGCGGCCGGAGAAACATTAGACTTCATGGTATTAAACAGACGATACGATGTAGGAGATGACAACACAATCAAAGACCTGACTACATACATTGATCCGCAGAAATACATCGAAATTTTTGCTGATACATCAATCGACAGTCAAAATTTCTGGGTACAAACAGTGATACAGGCAACGAGAAGAGGTAACTATAGTGCTAAACAAATTCCATTCTTATAATCATGAAAACAATTAACAAAATAAGAGTAAATAACTTCGAGGGAATGATCGAAATGACAGAAAAGGGTGAAACCTTAATCAAAAAAATCCAGAGAATTCTCGACGAAAACGAACCATTAACCGACGGAGCACCTATGATCTACACGCCTAAACAGGCAGGAGTAAGAGAAGATTGCAACGTACGAACGGATAAGTGGGCTTTAGCCATGGACGCAATGGATAGAGTCAATAACTACAAATTGAATGAATACCTCAAAAAGGGAGAAGCCGAAACGCCAAAAGCAGCAGAAGGTCAAACCGAAGGAGGAGTAACTGAACCAAATCCAACTAGAGACAACTAGTCGGGTACGACTACGAACACTATATGCGAAAAGGGCGGATGTAAATATTTATGTCCGCTTTTTAAAGCCAAAAAAGCGCAGTACGCATATAGCATATTATATCAAGTAAATATAGGTGGGCGCTTCTTCAAAGTAAGCGCGAAGAATGTAAAAATTAATTATCATGGGATTAGGAGCAACATTAGCAGGAGCAGCAAGTGCAGGATTAGCAGGAGCTGTGACCGGAGGAATAGGATCAATAGTCAGTGGTGGTCTAGGACTACTAGGAGGTCTATTCAAGAGAAACAACAACGGATTCAAAAACCAACAGAAACTAATGCAACAAGCATGGGAGTATGAAAAAGAAGGAATGGGCCTACAATACAACTATGGACAACAGGCGGCAGACGCTGAATACAAACGAAATCTTCAAATGTGGAAAGACACCAACTTTGGAGCTCAAAGACAAGAAATGGAAAATGCAGGATTAAGCGTAGGACTCATGTACGGAAATGGAGGAGGACAAGCGGCAAGCGCAGCGGGCGGAGATGGAATGCAGCCAAGCGGACCAAAAATGAATCCTGTAGAAGCAGCACTACAACAACAAGCGATGGGACTACAACTGAAGCAAATAGAGGCGCAAAACAGGCTTGCAAGTGCTGAAACAGCCAAAACATTGGCAGAAGCAAACAAAATCGCAGGAGTAGACACAAAAGGGCAAGATCTTGAAAATAAATGGCAGGAAATTGAAAATAGAATCCAATTAAGCAAAGAAAATATAGCAGCGGCAAACATAACGGAAGCAAACGCCAACGCACAGAAAGCAGTCGAGCTCTGGAATCAAGAGATGCTGAACACAAAGTATCTAAACGAAACTCAAGAGGAAAGAGTGGCAAAACTAGTGTCGGAGATAGCGTTATTACAAAAAGAAGGAGCTGTACAAGACTCGATCGTAGACGTCAACTACAACACCGCAAGAAAGATCCAAAAAGAAATAGAGAATTTCTACTACGACATGATAACAAAGAGAATGTCCGCTGAAGCAGCGAAAGAACAAGCAGCAGCCATGATAGACAAGATCGCAAAAGACTATGAACTCGGGAAAGGACATCTAGAAAACGAAAACCAAAAAAACCTCAGAGAATGGATCTTCGGAGGAATCAATCAGTTGTCGGAGATCATAGGATCTGTAAGCAAGTTCAAACAAGCACAATCTCTACTCAAGAGACTCGAAAAAGTAATCAGAAAACCAAACAAGTAATATGTGTTACTTCACAAAAAAAGTATTAAACAAGCGGTTTCTGCCTAATCGAAAGAATGGGTGGAGACCGCCTGTGTGTACAGACGAAAGATTCAGATATGTAGAAGTAGAATGCGGACACTGTTTCGAATGTCGTAAAAAAAAGAGAAGAGAATGGAGAATCAGAAATTACGAACAACTGAAAGAAACACCTCATGCAGTGTTTTTTACAGGAACAGTATCTCCACAAAGATATGAATATATTTGTAAAAGATATGGTTTTAAAAATGATGGATCACAAGACAACGAGATAATTACAAAAATACACAGATTGTTCCTAGAAAGAATCAGAAAAGAAACGGGCAGATCAGTGAAACATTGGTGCGTAACGGAAAAAGGACATACCAATACAAGAAGAATACACCTACACGGATTATTCTACGCAAGAGAAGGACAAACAAAATGGCAATTAACGAAGCTATTATACGAAAACTGGATAGACGGATACAAATACTACGGACGCTATGTCAACGAAAAAACAATAAACTATGTATCAAAATACATGACAAAAAAGGATGAAGACAATCCTGATTATATATCAATAATACTGTGCAGCAAAGGGCTTGGAGCAAACTATGCAAAAGAAAACCAACTAAAGCACAGATGGAATAAAGAAAAAACAATTATTACATATAAGGCACATAACGGGCAAGATTTACCATTACCAAGATACTACAAAACAACCATATATACAGATGATCAGAGGCAATTATTATGGCTATATGCCGAAGATAAAGGTGTGAAATGGGTGAAAGGTTTCGAGGTAATAGGAGCTAACACGGTGAACAAAGATTACTACGAAAGATTACTCAAAGAAAAAAACGAAAATGGAATCAGTCTACATGAGGATAGTATCGAGGAAATCGAAAGAAAAAAAGCGATCAATCGAATGGAAAAATTACAAAACTTGACAAACAGAAAGAAAGCACAACGAAGGCAAATCAGAAAAGAAGAAGAAGATATCATGTATCAATACTTATCGGCGGAATACTGCCCATTCTAGTTATCGCTTCACGATAACATCTGGTCCGTAACGAACGGACTACACCATGCGGCAGGCTTTATTTTAATTTTACAGGGAGGAAAAGGTAGAGAAGGACAGAAGGACAGCTACCTACAATAACAGATTAAGGACAGGCGTGTACCCGACCAAAAGGTCGTGGTATGCGCCTTTGGCGATATCAAGGTGCTAACGCTCTAGGGCAACGCCCTAGAACCCTGTATTTGTCGCTCGCGCTATGGAAACGTTAAAAAAAGTTATAAGAATAGGAGAAAATTTGGAGAATCAAAAAAACTACATACCTTTGTAGTGTCAAAAAAAACAAGAGTATTAACCGTTCCACGTGGAACAATAAAAACAAAATAATTATGAAAACAATTACATTTATCGTAGAATTTAGAGAAAAAGTAAGCAACAAAAGAAATTGCTTTATAATTGAAGAAACAACAATCAGCAAAGCATTCAAAGAAGCTGAAAAAATATGCAAAATAAAAAATGCAAAAATGATAGGAATCAAAGAAGCTTAACAACATTATTAACTATAAAAATTTAAAAATTATGGCAGCAACAAATTGGACAATCATCAGAAGAGAAAAAGCAACCAACCAAATGGTAACATTCGAATTAGGAGCAAAATGGACCTACAAAACAGCACTAGGTATCGCAATCGAAGCAAACAATGACGAAGTATACGAGCTCGTGTGCGTAGTAGAAACCCATAAAATGATGCCAAAAAATGAAAAAGAAACAAAAAAAACAAAGTAAATATATTCTTCGCGACAAAGAATTTACTACGTTTAAAGAAATGAAAACCTACGCCTATTTTAATATGGGCGTAGGAACAAAAGAAGAGGCGTTAGAGATCAACGAAGATCAGATAACAAAAAAATACGAATTAATTAAACAAGAAAGGAGGCTATTATGTATTAAAACTTACGACGCAATCGAAAAGTACAAAAAATGGATTGAAAAACAACAACTTAAATTATTTAAAAATGGATAAAAGAAAAATTATCTACGAAATTATCAAAATCGTATGTACTGCAATCATCAGTATTGCAGCAGTTCTAACAGCGCAAAGCTGCACTATGTCACTAAGCGTAAGCAAAAACAACAGTAACAGTACTCAAAAAACCGAACAAACAACAACTAGTTCAGTTGACAGTACACAAATCAATATTAACCCCAAAAAATAAAAATCATGAACTTAAAAGAAGCTTTCAAAATCAGAAAAAAAGATGCAGAAACAGATGAAGTTATCATTACTATTGGTAATCACTTGGCTACTGAGCAGGTATTTAAATCGGAAAAAGAAGCCCAAAAAGTAATCGACGCAACGGATTGGAATCTAGTGGCAGCACTGATCTACGCCTGCAAGGAAGCCGATGAATATGAAAAAAAATATAAATAAACAACAAAAAAGGAGAAATAAATTATGGCAGTTGTAAGAACCTTAGGTAAAAATACACTAGGCGACAACAATAAAATGAAGGTCGCAATGAGAGACTATGACATGTCTACTCATGATATATCAACGATATTCAGAAGTTCACTTGGAGTAGGAATGCTTGTACCATTCTGTAAAATACTCTGTCAAAAGGGAGATATCATCGATATCAATCTGATCAACAAAACACTAAGTCAACCAACACTTGGGCCGCTGTTCGGATCATTCAAACTACAACACTTCATGTTTTTCGGAGGTTTCCGATTATACAACAGTTGGTTACACAACAACCGAACAGGAATAGGTATGAAAATGAGTGACATCAAACTACCTATGATGATAGCAAGAACGAATGGAACAGCAACAAAAGCAGAAACAAATATCTCAGCATCTGCATTGTACAAATACCTCGGTTGGAGTAAATCGCGAAGAACGGGAACAAATGCTACAACAGGAGTAGCAAAAAATGGAGTACCTCTACTCATGTACCTTGACATATTCAAGAATTTCTTTGCAAATACGCAAGAAAATAAATTTTATATGTTAAAAGGAGGACTAAGCAGATTATCGATAGGTCCTAATATCTACAAAATCCCAGCAGAAAATATAGGGGTATATCCAACAGCCGGAACCACCGTAGGATCATTTGATGAATCGAGCGATTGGAAAAATTATTGGAAAAATGTAAAGGTATTGGGACGAAAAAATGGAAGCGATGTAATCACAACCATGGCGGATTTAAGTGCATCTCCAACAACAA